GGAAACGGTGGTAGAGTCGGAAAAGTAGTCATTGTTTTTACCTCCTTAATAAACTAGCATAAATAAATCTTTTCGACATTCTTCATAAATCTCACTTTCAATTCGTATGAAAGTATCACGGTATTTTTGAAGCATTTCAGAATAGGTTTCAGTACCAATTTTACCGACATAATGTTCGTTCTCATTTCCAACTTCACCGATATTTTGTTGTAATTTTTGATTACCTATCAAATTACCTTTAACGTCTTCATGATTTCTACCATCTTGGAAACCATCATTTTTAGAAGTTCCAGTCGTATCACTTGTTTGTTTTGAAGTATTATGTGATTCTGATGTTTCTGTACCAGTTGTTTTTACATCTTCGGTAATATCATCTAAATCTGTTGTTGAACCTTTTGTAATGTTTTCATTGATTTTTGAAGCATATTCTAAAATTCCTTTACCATCTTCAGTTGTAATTGCTAAACGATTATCAGGTGTATCAGATTCTACCAATCTAGCAAATTCATCCGAAGTACCTTTTGAATCTTTTTTACCTGTTTTATTTGATGTGCCTTCAGCATCTCTTTTTCCATTAGAATCTGAAGTACCATCAGTTACAGTATTTGAAGCAAATTCACCCTTGTCTTGTGTATCAACATGGAAAGTACCATCCGTATTTCTGATAGTATCTTCAGTTTTATCCACATCGTCATGTCTATCAGTATCTTTTTTATGGTTTTTCTCTCTGTCCATTACAGTATTCAACATAGGATCAAATTCAATCAATTCACTTTTAAAGCGTTGATTGTAGTAAGGCATTTTCTCATTCATCCAATTTTCTAAATAAAACTTAAATAGTTCAAACGTTTCGAACCCGATTTCCGTCATATAAAAACGTCTAATCCATTTACGTTCAAATTCTTTTCGTTTGCTTTCATCAAAGAAAGGATATTGAAAATCAAATAAATGAGGTTGTCCTATTTCTATCATTTTATTAATAGAAGGTTTAGGATTTTCATATTGTGAAAAGTGGTCAATATATCTTCTAAGTTGTATACTATAAAGAGCCATCTTGTTCACCCTTTTCTAATTGACTGTAAAACTCTTCTTCAATTTCATGACGAACTTTAACTGAAATATTTAATCCAAACAATTCATTGATTCTTTCGCAAGCCTCTTCACGAGATTTTAACATAATGTTTCCACTTGCTTCGATTTGCTCATTATTTGATTCAACTTCATCAGACACCATACGCTCTTTTTTATCCATGTTCGCATTTTTAATACCAAAATACGTCATAGCTTCAAGCCATACAGCATTCTTTTGTAGGTTCAATTTATCAACAACAAAAGGGGCATCCGTTTTAAACACTTTAATTGCTTCCGGGTCAAAGTTTTTATTTACAACAATAACAGGAGCATTGCCTTCATATTGATTATAAACTTGTTTTAAAGAAAACTGGTTTGTATCTTCAGCTACTATCATAACTGGTGTTTTCTGTGCATTTTGATTGATTCTAATAATCTCTTTTAATTCAGCTAAATCTTGTGCAAACATCAAATCGAATTCATGCTAGGTAGATGCATATCATTATTATAGATAACTACCCCTTGGGTTTCAGCATTCGCTTTTGTACCATTATTGAAAATCTCAAAATCTCTATTTTCTAATTGAGGTGTTGCCGTTCGAAACTTAGTAGGAAGTAAATAATGATTTACACCGCTAACAGCTCCTTGCACAGCAATATACCCAATTGTAGGTTCATTATAAAAACCAACATATCCATGAGTATGAAGCATCATTTCAAGATATCGAGGGTCTACGCTTTTTGGTAAACCTTCCCATTCAAATAATTGAAAAGCTAAACTAGATAAATACCTAGCATAATGATAGTAATAGCGATTACCTTGATGCTTTTCAATCATATTGGGGTTCATATACATGTCCATACTTCCATACATCTTATATCACCTCATTACTCAAAGCATAATTACCGACATCATTTGTATGCCAAAGTGTAATCCCACCATCAAAGACCTGTTTAATTTCATTTAAGTCTTCAGTGTTAAAATCACCCGTAATATTACAGCTTTTTGTTTCTACATAATTCCAATTCTTTCTTGTATGTAAATTAGGTATTTTTATTTCATTTTTCTTATACCCAAACATATTGAAGAATTGTTCTAATCGTTTACGATATTCAGGTTTTAATGTTTTCTTTATAAACGTAATTCCATCATAACGATGTCCCATATCATAAGAAGTATTTGATCCTTGTTTACTTAATTGTGGTGGCATATTTGCAATATCTTTCTGTTTAGCTTGTAAGGCTTCCATTTGCAAGTGTGCATTTCCAGCCCCTTTTACAACATTCATTGCACCACCACCCATTTGCGATAAACCAGCACCCATCATAAAAGGATTTCCACTCATAGCAGCAATACCACCACCACCAATTTGTGCAACTCCTCCAGCTACATTCATAGCACCGTTAAAAGTTATCTGTGCTTTTTGATTCTCAATACTATTCTTATTGCCTTGTAAATAAG